TCATTTCTCAGCGTTTATAAAGGTTAATTTTCTACTTGGTGAAGACTCTTTACTTTTTTGCAATAGAATGTTTCTAGTTTTCGGCACAACATTAATAAGTTCTCCTTCCTTTAATAAATAAATATTTCTAGACTGCAACATATTGTGTATTGCTTGAATCTGAGATTCAGCATAGATCCAACCTGTATTTACATCGTGTTTTATTCCCTTATCAACATCAAGTATTTTAGTGATACTTGTATTATAATTATTTACATAATTGGCTGTTTGGTGTTTTAAACTTGATGTTTTTTTGTATTCGCCTGTAAACTCCAACGAATCGAAACACCCCCATTTGTTTTCCCAAAAAAACACGCTAGAATCAACATCTTTTTCCCTAATAACAACTTCAATATTCTGATCTAAAATAGAAAACGTAATTACATCGCCTGTTTTAAGGTTAAAACCATTTAAGGGGAATCGGAATGTATAAAAAAGCTCACTTGAAGGCGCTATTGTTATTGTTTGATTGATAGCTCCAGATACAACAATGCGAGACACAGTTGTTCTGCTTTCATTTAAAAAGGAAAAAGAAACTACTCCTGTATTGGTTACATATTGCTTATTTCCTACCTCACTTAAAACTCCATTGTCTGGACGGACTCCTTTTAAGAAATTAATGTTTTCAATTCTTGAATCTATTAGCGTTGTTCCATTAAAAACATGGATCTCTCCAACATTAATATTTACCAAAATCTCATTATATGGCTTATCGAAAAATGTTTCTGTAGTAATCAAATTTTGTACGCCTATGATGTTTGCCAATTCTACACCAATGTTTTGTGAAGATATTCCTTTAAAAAAAGGAACTCTATACTCAGGTTGATAACCTGAATCATTATAAACAGTATCCAACAATAATTTCAAACAGGTGTTATTATTACTAGTGGCTACTTGAATTAAATTTTCATCATCCGTAAAATGAAGAATATCTGGAGATGGAAAGTTTTGTAAATATTCAATAATAAGTAAGCTTACATAAACTTGTTTTGTAATGACTCCATTAGTAACTGTTACCATTGCATTGTATTCTCCAACAGGTAAAGCTTCTAAGTTTTGAACTCCAATTTCTACGGAATGAGATCCTGAAACACCTGTATTAATACCAATATTTACCCAACCTTCAATTGCAGAAATGGTCCAATCGTGCGAACTGATAAAATCGATAGTTTTAGGAGGTGGGTTTGACGTTGATTTTACATATTGAAAATCTAGTTGACTTGGAGTTATCGTTAACTCATCATCAATGGTTTGTGTAACATTTAAAGATACTGGTATAATTTTGATTATCAATCCATCGTTAAACGTAAGACTTGTATTATAAATACCAACCGACAGGCCACTACCATCAATATTAAAAGTAACTGTTTTATCTCCTCTCCCACTAGCTTCTGAAGCATTTAACCATGATGCACTATTATTAAGGAACCAGTTTCTCCAAGTATTTATTTCTATTTGCTGGGGACCTGGTAAATTTTGACTCAAATCATACTCAAAACTTAAAGAACTTGGTGTAACAACCGACTCTTGACCTTCTAAAACTTCAATAGTTACATCAAAACTTCCCAAAGGATAATTTACTTGTCTATTATTTTCAATGGCAATTTGAAATATCTCAACGGTTGTCGTATGAGTACCTAAACTTAAATTGTTAGCAGCCGAATTCGTTCTAACCTGAAAAGTTGTATCTGTATAATTAATAGCAGTAACCCAATCAGCATCTGTCTGAGGGAATTTCTGACCATTTGCCGGGCTAGAATGCGGAGCTATAGGAAGCGTTTGATACTCCATTAAACGATAAGGAGGTACATCTGTTCCTTTGGTATAAGTAAACGCTAAACTTGATGGTGTAATAGGCATAACTATTTTATTTTTGCTTCTTCTTTTGTACTTGTAATTAACTGTTTTCTTTGCTCGTACTCTTCTATTTCATCATCGCCAATAAGTGCCTTAGCCTCAATTCCACCTTCTAAGAGAGTACCTAACTTTGATGAAATATCTTGTAAAAGTCTAGTGTTAACAGAATCTTCAACATCTACTTCCCCAACTTCCTCAGAAATATCTTGAACCTTGGAATAATCTCCTTTTTCGAAACCTGGTACTTTCGATGTTTCACCCTTATGAACTCCTAGTATATGTTGAATTATTCTAGGGTCTAGCTTTGAATAGGTAACATCATCAATAATCATTTCAGGCCTGCGGCGTTCTCCAACCAAGTACTCTTGCATTAAGGTCGGTTGTGATACTATTTGTGTTCTGGTGGGACCTCCTAGTGTTGCATTAAATTTTTTACCATCTTCTCTGGTTACTGGATACAAACCTTTGACAGTAGACGCAGCGATCTGACCTATTTGAACACCAGCCATTAACTTTGTTGCTAGTGTTTGTTTAGCCGCAATGGCAGTATTATATGCAACAAAAGGCATACCCGCTGTTAAAGGAGAAGCAGCAATCGCCTTTGCATTGGCAATAGCAGTATTTGCAGTAATTTGAGCAATCGATTTTGAAGTATTGTTCAAGACATCCTTAACTGCCAAAGCTTTTTCCAAAACAAACAACGCTTTGTAAATACCAGTTTTCTTTCCGAACATGTCTTTTAAAGCAGCTATTCCAAAATCTAAGGCGTTCTGCTTCGCATATTGAAGCTGCATTTCAGCGTCAACCATTCGTTTATGATGCTCTTGTGTTAGCTTTTCATATTGCTTGTTTTCTTTTTCTTTATCTTTCAGTCGTTGCTGTTTGTACTTATCTTCTATTGCTTTTATTTGCGCCTCTTTGGATTTAGTTAAACGAACTTTTAAAGCCTTATCTTCTTCTGAAAGTTCCGCTTCTTTTTCACGAGTAAGACCAGCTTCTAACTCCATATCTTCAAACTTTTTTTCCAGTCTCAATATTTCTTCCTCCTCAGCTCTTTCTTGCCCTTCTAAATCTTTCAATTCTTTTTGAATCGCCTGTTCCTCTTCCCATTCATCCAAGAATTCCTTTAGTTTCTTTTTTGAATCTAGAATTCTTTGATCTTCTGGCGTAAGTTCATTTTTAGTTTGATTGGTTTCTTTAGGTGTATCTGTTCCAGATTCGTTAGTAACAGTGTCTTCTTCATTGGTTTCAGTACTTAAAAAGGTTTTTAAGTCCACCCGTTTCATCTTGTCTTTACCTTGAAAAGCTTCGTAAATCTCATTAGCATCTTTAGTAACTTGATCTTTTACATCACCAACAATATTAGGGATAAAACTTATTGATTGCTTGAAGCCTTCTTTAATTTTTTTCCAATCTCCAGTAAAAATACCTACCACTACATTTCCTAATCCTTTGAATGATTCCCAAGCATTTTTTATAAGGCTACCTAACACCTTAAAACCACTAGACGCTAATGTTCCTATACTACTTAATAAACCCGAAAAAACAGCACTCTGGTTATTCAAATCGACAAACCAATTGTATAAAGAAACCCCTCCTTTTAAAATCTTAATAAGCGTTTTAGTAGCAAATATTTTACCTTTTTTTATCCACTTTCCAATACCTTCAGAACCACTAGCAAATAATTGAGTAGTAATGCTTTTTAACTCTTTTTTGGTTTCAAGCTCTTCCTTACGGATTTTCTGAGCTTCTGTTAAGGGTTTTTGCTGTTTGTTCAACGCAATATTTACAGCATTTAAAACTTTTACCGCACCTCCTGCATCTTCTCCCGCAGACTTAAATAAATCGGCTGTTAATTGTGCTTGCTGTTGTTGGTTTAAATTTACTTTTTGAGATTGTTTTGCAATTTCTTGTAAGGCTTGTTTCGTAGTAATTTTACCCTCTTTAACTCTTTTTAAAATGGATTTTGAAAATTGAGCCCCAAAGGCATTGGTTAAGGCTGTTGTAGTTGATTTAGTTTGTTCCTTTAAAGCCAAATCTGCTTCTTTTAACGCATCAGGAAGCTTATCTTTATAAATACTTAAATCAATTCCTGTATTGACAATTTTCACAAAATCGCTCACGGAATACCCCGCATTTTTAAACTGTACAGGATATTCCGCAATACTATCTAAAAACTCACCGTTTTTTAATTTCCCTTTAACGGCTGCACTTTCTATTTGATCAAAAGCTTCTTTATAAGAAACACCAAACCCTTTTGCCAACGACTTGGCCGCCTCTACACTTTCGTTTATTTCTGTTCCAAAAAGTTCTTTTAAGGCTTCAGCTCTTACTCGTATGGCATCAGTAGCATCACCTGTTGTTTGTGTAATATTTTGGATTTGCTCATTTGTTTTTTCGACTTCTATATTAAATTCCAACCAGCTTTTTAGCCCTGCACCGATACCAACCAGCGCCGTTATAGCAGCACCAATAGGTGTTAAAACAAATGCTTTCGCTGAAGAGAGTAATCCATTTAAACCAGCACGAATACCTTGTAAACCTTGCTTAACTTTTTCAGGATTTCCTGATAAAAAACCATCAAAAACAGTACTGAAGTGCCCTTTGAACTCTTCTAAGGTAACATTCGTTCCATGGATCTCCTCTTTAATATTATCAAAATGTTTTTCAGCCTTTTCTAACTCTTTAGATTTTTTAATAAACTCATCAGTACCAGGAGTAAGACTCTTTACTTCACGTTTCAGTTTATTTACCTCTTTTTTAACACTATAGAAAGTGTTTTTGACTTGTTTCCCATTGATAACAATATCAATATCCCAAACCCCCTTTTTCTTTGCCATTACTTTACTTTTAATTGGTTACCAAACATCAGTTCGACCTCTTTCATTCTCAACTTCCCTAACTCATTAAATACATATTCAAAAGCACCACTACTTTCAACCGCCATTTCAATAAATGGTTGTTTTCTCAGTATCATCCCATGCTCCTTTACAGTATAAAAAGTCTTTCTCGGAATATTTCTTTCCTTAACATGACCTATCCTATCTCCATTCACTCCATGCTGATGAACAAAGCCATGTTTTGCCATATTCACACGGATACCAAACAGGCGAACATTTCCCATTTTCTTTGAAACTTTCAACGATTCCAACAGTGATTCGTCTGGGTTCTTAGATTTACGGAAAGTTGACGCTATTTCACTTTCTAGTTTATTTTGAATAAGAGATGAGGCTTTATTTCCGATTTTCCCTTCAGCTCTTTTTATAGCCACTTTATCGATTGGTTTGTTACTCATCTACTGCCATTTATCAGGATTTAACTTAGTACTAAAAGGAGTACTTATTTTAAACTCACAACGATACCCATATAGATAATTAGAGGTTACAGGGCCTATTTGAGTAAGTTGAAAAGAAAGCTTATCAATGGACGAATACCATTTATTTTTAATACCAGTTTCTAACATATAAACTCCATCTATTTCAATAAGCTTTTTACAGACCTCCAAGGCTATTTCTAGGGAATTATTCAGCACCTTATTAATAGCTTCTTCATCACTAACATCATTGGTATAAACACCATCCATTCCTAATATGTTAAAAGCACCGTTATATCCTGAAAACAGTGAGCTTTCAGTATTGGTAAATTGAAGCGTTGGACTTTCAATCGTCATTAACGGAAAAACAGTATTATCCCTGACAGGACCATCAAATTCACTAAAATTCCAACGATAACAGGTTTGTACATCTTTATGTTTTTTAGCTATTTCTTTTTGCTTACTTATAATTTCATCATGGGTTAAAGAACTATCCATTTTTTGACTCTTTTAATTTTTTAGCGTAATCATCAAGGAAGGTGTACAGGTTTGTTTTGAAGGTTTTATGATAATCTCCAAAGGTTGAACCCGATACATCTATTATTAATTCAGCTATTCCAGAACTCGTTGGAATCTTTTTTGATTTGTTTTCGCCTTTTGGAAATATAGCCGCGTATTTAGGTATGCTTGCGATATAATCTCTACATCCCATATAGGACAACAAACAACTTAGAATCTCTTCTTTTTTAACCTTCCTAAATTGTTCAGCTTTTTGTGATAGTAATTCTTTTTTAAACGTTGGGCGTTCTATTGCCTTGGGGACATACAAAACCGCGAACATATAAAGTAGATATTCATAGCCGTAATCTTCTTTCTCATTATCTTTGTTATTGAGATAGCCTAAATACAAATCTTCCAACACCGAAAACTCACCAATAGTAATATTTCCAAGTCTATCTGAAGGACTTACAAAGCTTTTACGCTGGATATGAACCTGCTTAATGAATCGAGTTAAATTTTGGCTTTTATAAAAGTCTCTGTAATGGGTTTTCAATTCTGATAAACTAACAATATTCAGTAGTTTTAATACTTGCCTTCTTAATCTTAATTTATACCATTTGCATTTTACTAAAATTTTAAACATGGCAATATCAAAAAGTATCGGGTTACTTTGCGAAAAGTAAAGTCTTGCCACTTGTTTAAGTTGGGAATCACTCAGCTCATTCCATGTGTTGGGTATTTGTAATTCTATTTTCACTTACTAATCTTGTTTTTATTTCTTCAATTTTTGACATAAAAAAACACCTTGAAAAAGGTGTTTTGTGGTAAGTGTTATTTTTAAGGTTCAAAGAGTAATGAATATCATGCGCAATAATTTTTAAATTCTTAACTTTATAAACATGAAACCAATTAAGATAAAAGCTACAAATATTGAAGATATAGAACTACCAAATCATGACATTATGTACGATGTTATAGGTAGACTTAATAATGATCTTAACAAACAGTTAGATGATTCTGTTATCGAAGGATTGAAACGCAAAGGATTTGAATTTAAACACCATTTCGAATTAGAAGCCTTCATAAAAGAACGTTGTAGGTGTGAAGACAATACTGAATTAAAAGAACGGGTTTATTATGTGGATAATATTCCTTTCTTTTTACACAACTACAAAAGCGAAATTATTACTGACCCTTCAAGAACGGGTGACCCTAACATGATAGTTGGTGAGTTGGGTACATTTGCGTACCTATAATTACATTTTGTTATCCCGATAATACCACTTACCACAATTATGTCAAAGAACTTTTCAGTTTTTAGGATCTGATTACCTCTTTTATTATCGTATTCTTAAACGCCTTTTTTGTTTTCGGGTTAAGTGTTTTTTAAGTACACATACCGACAAACTATCACATGAATTAAATGCCTTTGTTTTCTCAATAGTGTTGATAGGCTTTTGATTGATGCTAACGTTTATATCTTCTGAGTTTTTAACCTTCCCTACATTCAAATCCACATCATGTTGTATGAGCGTAGATTCTTTTTTAATCGCCTCCTGAATTGTCGGTGTTAGCAATTGTGTTGCGAACTTATAACCGCCCATAAAACCAAGTAACAACCCCACTAGCAAACCCATAATTATATTTTTCCAACTCATATTAAATCACTTTTCTAAATTCTAACAATCTGCTTTTTGGGTACGCTTGGATATTTACCTGGTCTTTTTGGTTTCCCCCTAAAACATAGATATAGTTATCTGTTTGCTTTATAAAGAAACCTACGTGTCCTTTCCAACTATTTTTACTCTCTCTCCAAAGCACTACAATATCACCTTGCTTTGGTGTTTGTGTTCTTTTTCCAATCTTCAGCCAACTTCTAGCAGTAAGCTTTCCGGAATAATCAGCTTGGGCTTTCATACATACCCAATTGGCAAAGGCGCTGCACCATGCGGTTTCATCTGTAACCCTCGAATCTTCATACCCTAAAACTTTAAAATATTTAAGTACTTCTGGGTTGTGTTTAATGCCTTTAATCTCACGAATACCATATTGAGACAAGGCTATTTTTAGTGTTTTACTCATGGGATAAAGAATTTAAATCATCAAAATTTTCACTATTCGATTCATCATGTTTATGAGTATCAATCTTGTTAAGTATTTTCAAAAGGGTTTCATTACTTATAAGCCCTAACAAACTCATGTTTTTTAGTACAGAAATCAACTGAAAGATGAGAATAGGTAATAGGATGGCTTCACTTAAGAAGCTTGCGAAACTATAGGCATCTTCTATAAGTAAAACCGTGGCCAGCAACCAACAAAATGCAACGAATCGAGATAGCCCTTTAAAAGACTTCCGAGTTTGGAAATTTCCTTTTTTAATGGAGCGTATCACTCCAAATATTACATCTATGGCGACTACTGCAAAAATTGCCAAAAACTGATTTTTCTCTTTTATGAATAGACTTATTATGTCCGAGAAAACACCACCTGCTACACTAAGGGCGATGAATAATTTTAGTTTCATTCTGAAATGTTTTGTATTTATACTTGTTATCATTATTTTTCATTTATTGGTTTGTTCTATAATCTATTGTTACTCTCGCTGTTGTTTGAGCATTACAATAAAGCAGAAATTGATAGGTATTTAATTGTGGATGTACTCCTATAGTTCCGCTTACTCCTGCGGAAACTCTTAGTACTCTTGGCAATTCCAAAGCATATCTATGAAACCAGCTTACATGATCGATCATTCGGTTATCTGTCCATGGAATGCTCGCATAAGAAAATTCTCCTTCTATTGTCTGGTATGGATAATCGACATTATAGGGTACTAAATCACTCAAAATAACCCGTCCTGAATTTTCAAACTCCGTAGCCGGCATGGTAACAATATCTAAAGTTCCATAGCCTGAATACTCCACGGGATGAACATCAGGAAGATCAGGCGAAGGCGTTGCTATTTTTATCGAACCAGTTAATCCCACTCTGGTAAACGGATCTGTACCATCAATAACAGAGCTCAAGGATGCCTCAGCTTTCATAAGTCTAATTATTTTATCTGATCCACTGTCAACTACCTCCAAAACAAGATTGATCGCATAATAAATTTCCTCTGGGTATTCTTGAACAACTGAAATTCCTAATAGTTGATGCTCTAATCCTAATCCAGTATCAACAATATATTCATCGGTATTATTGGCAAAAAACTCAATTACCTGAGTATTTATTCCCTCAGTAACATTAGTATCTGAGGGACTTCTCGAAACTCCTATGTTTGCTCTTACGGTAATCATAATCCTAAAACTCCTTTTCCGTTAATAAATGGGCTGGGGGCTTGATTCTGTTTTGGTGTATAGCTAGGGAATAACTCAGAGTCATCTTGAATTAGGTTTTTAGCCAGTTTTAAAAAATTGTGAGCCTCTTCTTGCTTTTGTTTTATTTGAGTTTTTATATGCTCATTCAATGTGCTTTTTGAACTATACTGACGTTCATAATCGAGCAAATCAAAACGAAGTTTAAAGCCCTCACTTTCTTGAAAATACATACCACTACCTAATGTTTTTGAAACGGTATAAAAAACAATAGCTTTACTTACGTACTTCTTTACATCTTGTACAACTTCGTTTTCAATGGTTGACCTTTTTAAGTCCTTTAAAACTCCTTCGGTGATGATAGGAATGATGTATTGATACTCCACGGTTTCCAATTCATTAGACAGCGATACAAAGGTTTGACGGGAATCAAAGATGTTGTAATGTTCTTGGAAATCTTGAGTACTGTTGACAAGAAGTGATTTAAACTTGGTGTACTGCTTCGAGTTTTTCCAAGGTTCAAATAACTGCTCGTTATCCTCCATTAACTCAAAGAGATTATCCAAAGCTATTAACCCCGCCTTTTTATAATAGCGTTGTAGATCTCTAATATCATTAGTAGATGCCGATTCTTGATTTCTTGGAGCTACTCGGTTAATTCCTCCTGATGTTATTTGAACACCTCCAAATGGTGAGTAGTCATACATAGCAAGGTTCGTTTCTACCTCCTTTGCGAACTTAACGGCTTGTTGGATAATTTCATCAGACTCTGAATACTGAGTAAAGCGAATAACTTGTTCTTTTCCTATAAGCTTCACCAACTTATTCTGATAAACACTTTTTAAAAAAGGTTGTATTTTTTTAAAACCTTGTCCATCGAAAGAACTTTCTACAGAAATGAACTCTTTAAAATCTTCTAAATTTTTCGTTATCATACGTTGGCTGCTTTTTGGGTTCCTGTTGGATTTTTATCTAAAGTGGTTAATTGGGTATCTTCAAAAGCTCCATCAATTTCAGCATCCCAATTATTGTATTGTTGAATAAACTCAAAGGATTCCAGCACAGTTTCACGTTTTGGCTTGGCTCTTGCACACTGAATAGTCCACGCCACACGCTTGTCGCTTCCTCCTCCTGCGGTCATTCCTCCAGGAATACCTGCACCGATTAAAGTAGGATCCACAGAAATAGCAAAAAGTGTTTCTGAGTTGGCCGCTTCTCCATCTGGCAAAAAACTACCATCTTTTAACTTGTCATCTATAGCTGTAATTTTAACACCCGGAAACGGTTTTCCATGGTCGTCTTTATAAATCATGGACCAGATAGACTTCCCTGCGTTTTCGCTTCCTCTTAAGTACTTATCAATAAATTCAACAAACTGCTTGGTAGTAGTGGCTCTTTCTTCAAGGGTAAAATCTGACCATTCTTTATCTGAACCCTTATATTTTGATTTGAAATAGTCTTCATCAACTTCAATATGATACTTGATGTTCACTTGATTTTCAAAAAGTGCCTTTTTAAATTCGGGAATACTATTGGCCACATGAATCCATTTTGAATAATATGCCGAATGCCATGAGGCTACTGGGTAGTAACTTTCATCGAGCATGGTGTAAAACATCGGACGAACAAAACTCTTTATTTTATTCGCTTTACAATATTCCTTTACTTCTTCAGCACTCCAATAACTATCTATTAAAGGAATCTTTTTTGCATAATCAGAATCTAAATCGACACCATCAGCCCACTTGGTAGAAACCCAAACGTTTTTTATGAATCCCGTTTTTTCTTCCATTAACTCAAATCTGCAATGCGCTGCTTTTTGTCGGTAAACTCTAGCAATAGAATTGCCATCATTCGATAAAATATACTCAGGAAAAGCAATAGCAAAATAGGTAAGATCAGTAATACTATCTTTAAAAAAACGTTTCATCTGACTTGCTTTAAAAAAGCTATTGATCTTAGGAAACTGCCTTAATGAAGTTTTAACAAGCTTTCTTTTTTCTTCCCCATTTTTATTCTCCTCGGCAACCTCCTGAAACAGAATAAAACCACGCCCATAAATGGAATCCTTCACCAAACTAAGTCCTGAAGTTGCCGCACCATTTTTTCGAACTTCTTTTAAAAGCTTCTGAGGAAAATCATTATTTGATCCCCACGAAGCAATTCCTTGGCTTTTGTTTTCTGTATGTACATGAACCTTGGTTGGTTCTGCTGTATTTACTGTTGTACTGGTATTAACAACAACAACTGCCGAACCACCTCCTACAATTCCTATATTTCCGAAATTCTGCATTTAGTAAACCACTAATTTTTCGTTAAACGATTTGATAAAGCGTATTTTGATTTTACGCAACTCCCTTTTGTCATTTTCCATGTATTCAATGTTTATAGTTCCATTTTCAAAATGACTAGGATTCTTTTTTGGTTTGGGAAGTAATGAAGCCGATCGTGTTAAAGCTTCCAATGATTGCTTTTGCTTTTTATTACTCATTACAAATCGGGCGTTTTCGTAATGCCTAAGATTACCGCCTTTTTTAGTGTTTGAGTTAAACGTGAAAGCTGATAAAGAAAAAGGTATTGCATACCCTTCTTTATCCGTTTTTTTCATTTCCTGTAATACTTCCTTTAACGAAATTGAATCCATACAACGAAAGTATATTCACGACTAGAAATTAGGAAGGACAAAAAAAACAGAAGTTTTATTGGTTGTTTTTGAGGGTAGATAATTAAAAAATCTTCGTTTTACGGAATGTCATAAAATATATTCGAATGTCTTTCAGAAATTGCAGCATTAAAATGAAGAACATGACTATTAAAAAAATTATTGAAACATCTAAAACAGGAGATACCATACAATATACCACGTACCCAAACAACATTGGGATCGCAAAGAATTTGAAAATAACTGAAATATTGAAAAACGAAGTGATTAGTGTTGATACCAACGAAGAAATTTATCACCATAGTTTAGCATACAAACCTTTTAGATTTAGTATTAACTAAAAAGAAAAGACTTTAGAAGGCAAAATAGAATTAATAGAAAACTTAAATAATAAACGTTTTTCAGTTCCTCTCAAAAACTGTATTTTAAAGTATAAAATACCGATAACCAAACAACAATAAAAATATGACCAAGCAAAAGAAAACAACAGTAAAAAAAGAAGTTAAAAAGCAAAAGAAAACAACAGTAAAAAAAGAAGTTAAAAAACCAAAGAATAAAATATCAAAAAGATTGCCCAAAAAATCAATAGATGATAGAGCTGAAACTCTAAATCCTCAAAATAAAAAATACTATAAAAGTAGGATCGAAGGTATTAATGAAGAACAAGCTATTAAACTAGCTAAAATAGAAGTAAAGAAAAGAAAAATAAAATAAGTTAAACACCATATAAATAATAAGTAAGCGAAAAGTAGCTAGAGTGACTAATCTAAAAACACTTCAGATTAGATATTTATGAAGCCAAAAAAGATAATAACTGGAAACAATTTTTATCCACTTTTATTTTCATCCTTTTGCATATTTCTTGCTTTACCCAAAGCTGTCGCAACCAGACCAGCTGGAATAGTTACAATACCTAAACCTATTAATAAAATAAAAAAGGTAAAAATCCTTCCCCCTACTGTAATTGGATAGACATCCCCATAACCAACAGTTGTTAATGTCGCAACAGACCACCAAAGACTATGAAATACAGATTTAAAAACCTCTGGTTGCGCTTCGTTTTCAAAAAAATATATCCCTGAAGCTGATATATATATTAAAATAATGGTAAGTATTAAAAAAAGAATCATTTCTTCTTTTACGATTTTTGCCGCTAAATGAAATCTATTTAACGCTCTATTATATCTAATAAGCTTCAAAGCTCTAAACAATCTAAAAACCCTAAATACTCTTAACACCCTTAAATCAATAGCTATCTTAAGATAAAAAGGAATTACTGATAATAAATCAACTAGTCCGTAAAAACTAAATATATACCTAAAAGGTTTTTCTGAAACTATTACCCTGAGTATATATTCTAAACTGAATACCGTTACACAAATAAATTCAACGTACCTGAGTATATTACTCAAGTATTCAGAATTATCAGGTAGAGTTTCTATAGAAAAAGAAATCAATGAAATAAAAATTAAAGTCTGTATAAAATAATCAAAATTCCTCCCTCTTTTTGTTGTATTATCCTCTAAAATTTCCCTTAAAGTATTTAGTGTCATAGAAGCTAAGTTTTTTAAAATAAAATTACCTCTTATTTCTTAAATACCTCTTGATATTATGCGAAATACTTTGATTTTTTCCTTTTAAAACCTAAATAAGCCCTTCTTTTTCTCAAAAAACACACTTTTTTTGGGTGTTTTCTCATTTTTAAAAACATAAAACATTGATAGTCAGTTTTTAATCTGTTTTTCACCCCCTTAAAATTCTCATTTTATCACATCCGCCCACGCCACGACCTAAGCTAATCAACAATTGTTGTTTTTGAAATTGAGTGATATATGAAAAACGCCCCCAGAATTAACTGGAGGCGTTGATTTAATTTCAATTAAAGTTAGGAAACATTCATGAGTTCGATATGCTCCCTATCTCTATCACTTAGCAAGTGTTTATAGAGTTCCCATAGAGGTATATCGAAAGCATCTGAGTAGTGAGTTGTATGTTCTTGCTTCATACTCTTATTCTTTTCATCCTTCTTCACCTTTTCAATTCCATTGCGCCCATCGGTGGCCTCTGCTCGTTCTAGTGAGATAATAAGATTCGGGTTGTTGACCTCATTAATAGATATCTTTGGGAAGTTTGAATACTCTTTTAACATGAGGTTGATAAGTGTATATTTAAGATTATGAGGAGCTGCAGGTTTCCCTTTGGATTTATCTGTCACACGCCACCCTCTTTTCTTCAGCATCTTTACAACTTCATCACCATAGGTATCCGTAGAATTATGCGTTCGTGCATTTCCATCATGTCCATAATATAAATTTACTTTTGTGTTTGGGTAATGCTCATAGTAATCACAAAAGTCATCAATTAAATTATCAATTATTTCTGGTTGTTGTTTATGAAATGAATTAACCACTCGATAATCGTTCGCATGTGTTTGCGAAACAACCATAGATAGAAATGTTCCCCAGTCAATAGATATGTTCAGGGGTTTATTTGTATCGAGATCTGAATCTTTTCGGCAATCTAAATGAGAACTCGTATAATTAGGAGTTAGATCCATCAGATACTCGTTGTTCAATTTAGTATAAAGATGTTTCTTACCGAATTGCGGATAAAACCCATTGAGTATTTCTTTAGGGCGAATATTACGGATTTCAGCATTATATATGATTTTTGACGGTGCTTCATCCTCCATTTCTTCAAACCATCCTTTTCTTAAATTATGTTTATTAACAAGAGATGAAGCTTTTAGAAAAATATACTTTTGATGATTCTTAATTAGTTTTTTACTAATCTTTTCATCCATATCGGTAAACCACTTACCTTTTTTACTCACAGGAGTTGAAGAAGCATATATTTCACATCCTAACAAAGTAGCATTTGGAAAACGCTCTTGTTTACCTCTATTAGTTGTCTTTACATTATAATACAACTTAATAGGGTCAAATAAAGCAGCTTCATCACCAAGAACCCCAAAAGCATTCAATCCACGACCGCTATCAGGATTATCAAGGGAAACCATTTGAAAAATAGCACCGTTGGAAAAATGAATAATATTCTTCCAAGAGTTAGGTGCCTGAATTGGTGCTTTGAAGCCATGACTTGTGGTACCATTTTTTCCAACAACATAATCTACATTTTCATATAACCCCAAAACCTCCAACCCTTCTTTTGTAGAAGGCAAGGTTCTGGAAAGTATTTGTTGATAGGTTGAACCAACTAAAGCGAAGGATGCACCATGCATTTGCTTCACCATCTTTTTCATAAACCAAGCAAGAATAAAAGACTTGCCTGTACCACGACCCCACTCAAGAAATATTTTACTTTTCTTTAAAATTGTTACCGCTAAAAAAGCTAACCATTGAGCAGGGTTCAATTTTATTTTTCGAAACCTACTCTTCTTCATCTAGCCCTTGTTTTACCTCTTCATATTCTACATCTTCTACTTCGAAATTATTCAAATCGACGACTCCCGATTGCATAAACTCAAGTAGCTGGTTTTTCTCTGGACCCGAAAGTGTAAAATGATCTGGTTTATCCTCCAACTTAGCCGCATTAAACTCTGTAGTTTCTTCTTTGTCTATTTCCAAGTACTTCTCCAGCTTGGTTAAGGCCTGAGTAACAGCAATAGGGTTTTTCTGTTTCATAGCCATAAGCAATGCTTTATGGGCATACTCGGCTAATACAACGAGTGATGCCTTTCTTTCAGATTTATGAACCTCCCCGAATAGCTGTTCGGCTTTGGTCATATCTTTATATAATTGCGATTGTGAAATTGAATTGCCTAACGCTTCTTGTTGATCTTTATAAGCGTTAATGGCTTGCAGTCGGGAATGGAAATTTAAACGGAGGGTAAACAGCGTTAACCAGCGTTCTCTTTTTTCATCTTGCTTTTTGGTAAGTGTAATTTTACCAGGACTTTTATAATATGCCCATACTTTATCGAAAGTGGTATCACCCACGTTTATTTTAGGTAAACCTGACATCTATTCTTGTTTTAGATAACAAAAATGACATCAAACAGATTTACCTAAAAGGACACTTTTAACACGGTATATTATTAAAACACCAAACAGTTTTTATACCGTCGGCTGTAGTTTCTTTTTGAGGTGTATAATTTAAATTTATTAGAATGTTATAAAGCTCATAAGTATCTATAGAATCCTTGGGAAAGGTTGAGAATAAAACTTCTAAAAATTCTTCATTAGTACACTTATATGCAGCGTTTTCAATAGTTGCTGGAACAAAGTTTTTTCGAATAAAATTGGTGATTGGAATTGTTGTGTCAATCATGGTTTCGCATTTTAGAAGGATTAAAAACCCACGTAAGGCTGCGAAACATTTTACAAAAAGGGTAAAATACAGGGTAAAAATACCCCGTACTTACGTGGGAATAGTTCTTATTTAATTCCCTTCTTGTTAAAAAAATGTTTCGCATTTCAAAGTTACAAAAAAAGCCCCTTTTAAGAGGCTTTAATTTTTATCTAAGGTAATAAATAAAGAAGAAATCCTCTAGTGTATTTTTAACTTTTTGAACATAACTATAAGAATTCCAATTTATTAAATCTTCGCCTAATAAAGTTTTAAGTTTTGTTACTTCCTCGTTTAATTTATTGATTAAATAAAGATTTTGTGTTTTCATCATTCTTTTATGGAGAAATTTAAAAACCAAAGAAGGATTGTGCTTTAGTTTATCAACTAACTTTTGTTGAATTGTGTTTTTACTTAGCAATATATTTTCTTTAATCTCGTCAAGCTCATAATATTCGTCTTCATTGAATCTATATGACATTGTGAACAAATCTGAAAAATGTAATCCCTTTACTTCTCCTACGTTTGCTATACTTTGTCCGATTGATAATTTTACTTGTTGCATTGGTTTAACTTTTATATTTTTGAAACTGATTATTACATAAAAGGATGCGTTTTTAAATTAACTTTTTGCGCATCCTTTTTCTTTTTTTATGATGCTAAAAAAGCTAATTGCCCTTTATAGCTTGGATCAACTATTACTTTAAGATTTGTATTTACTACCTTGTATATTTCGAACAAACTATCTGATACTTTTAACATTCCTTTTGACAGTTTAGAAAATTGAAGTGGCGTGATTCCATTACCATCACTTTTTTCAATATTCTTTGATAACTCCACTAATTTCTGCCAGTCAAAGTTTACTTTGTTTTCAGAATAAAAAACTTTCTTTTTTACTTGTCCGTTTTTAGAAGTACAGAAAACACCATCTTCTTCAAAAACAATATCTTCAGATTTTTGAATCTCTCGAAATGATTCTTTAGAAAAGGCTTTGCCTTCCACTAATTTGATTTGTGCTTCCGGAATAGAAAAAAGTGTTAAAGGTTGAATGATCATCATTTTTTTATCGGTAACAATAAAGTTTCCATTTCTAACAATTACATACTCGCAATTTTCATCCGCTACTTGCTTTGTTATTACCTCTTGAATTTGTGTTAATTTGCTCATAACTTTTTGATTATTATTAATATTTGTTTGATTATTACCTTACGAACGTACCCTTGTTTTACAGAAAGAAAAAGCCTAAAAACTTATTTTTTTTGTTTTTTTTCGAGTACTTCGATCGCTTCCATTTTGTACTGATCTTCTAGGGGTTGTTTTTTATGATTGTTAAGAATAGCCCCATGTTCAGCAAAGTGCCTTAAATCTCTTCCCATTCTTCTACCCTTTGAAGTGTGCATATCAAAAGCATAATCGGGAATAGGTAAAAGGTCCTCTCCATGATTAGGAAATATGGAACAGGTAACCCAATCAACAAGCCTTGATTTTTTGCACCTGCAAAGCAATAAAACCGCATGTGTTATCATTAATCTTTCAGGTTTACTGAGTTTCTTTTGCTTTTTTGCCTCTTTATAAGCTACATGTAAACTCTCTAATATTGCTGGAGTAGATAAGGTGGCTAAACCAACATCTTCACTTGAAATTACTTTTAATCTTCGCCAAAGGGCCTCATCCTTTCCGCTTTCTACTACTTCTACCGAAAAAAATAGTGCGTTTTTCTCGTCTCCTCTTCTTATGGCTTTTTGAATAGTAGATACTACTTCTAAATAGCTATATCCGTTTTTAGTTGGTGGTATTATACTCATTTGCATTATTTGTTGTTGGTTATTTCTTTTAAGTAATTGATTTCTTTATCTATTTTTCTTAATAGTTCTTCTTTATGGACTAAATGAAGCTCTTTTTTTACTCTCATTTGTTGAATGAAATAAATAGAAAAAGTTTCGAAGGAACTAAGTGTTATAAATGCTACCCCTTTAAAATTATCTATATTGAATTTTAACGCCAATCCTTTTTTATGGTAATAACAGAAGCTAGTAACTCCCCAAGTATGGTACATTGACTTTTTCCTTAATGAATTATGAATTTCTTTAGTTTTGAACTCTCTTTTGTTCTCCACTAATTTTTCTAAATGCTCAACTTTTACATTCATTTTTAAAATTGTTTTTTTGATTATTACCTTACGAACGTACCCTTGTTTTACAGAAATAAAAAGCCTATAAACTTTAAGTTATCATTCTTAAAATTTATAGGCTAAATAGCTTAACATCATTTAATTTGATGAAGTAAATAATTCAAATAACTGATTTGATAGCTCAGACTTTGCCTTTGTTATTTTTGTGGATGAACCGCTTTTTTTTCTTGGTTTTGGGTTTTTAGTTTTTGGACTGTATTTATCCGCAAGTGTAAACCCTTTTAATTCGCCATAGGCTTTATTGAGTTGATACCAATCTTTTTCTTTTCTGAATTTAAGGTGCATCGTCCCTTTTAAGAAAAATTTAAATTCAAAAAAGCCCCATTTATACCAAGTATTGGTTTTAAAGGTTTCCGAATACACAAATCCGTGTTTTTTGAACTCCTTAAAACAACTTATAAAATCGGAATGATAATAAGTAGAAATATCTGTTTTCTCTAGCAACTCTTTCAAAGATTCTTGAGTAGCATCTTCATTTTGAAATAAGTTTATAATCTTAATTTGATTCTCTATTTTGAAGTTCCAAATGCGTTCATAGAAAAACTGATATTTTCTAAATATGGTGTGAATACTCCCTATATCATCATAATTTTTACCTGTTATAAAACATAATACTTTAGTGAGGTCATCAATATCGCTAGTATTTCCATGAAGATATTGATATTCTCCAACCATTCGATTAACAATAAACTTTTTATTAAGCATATGCCCGCTATTGGTTTTCCATCCCTCAATTCCATACCTATTCTCATGAGTGTATTTAGTGAAGTTATCAACTACTTCCTCTAATGCCCTATTATAAGTCTGTTGGCGTGTACCTATGATAATTTCGATCATTCGGTAAACATTCCGCATAGTGAATGGATATTTTTTTTGTTTCTCAATAAAGGCGTTAATATCTCGCATAACTCCTTTTGTAACAAACTTGTTTAAGTTCATTTTATTGAAAACATGCCCCCAACATTTACGCTGTAAACTTCTAGCGAATTGCTCTTTAGTTGCTACTTCATCTCTATACCCTACTTTTAAAGCAAAATCACTAAAGCCAAAATCTCTGGTTAACAAAGCAATTTCATCTTTTAAAATATCCAACTTGTCAAACACTTTTACTGCCCCAACATATCTATTTACAATTGACCGTATTTCATTGTATTGCATTATGCCTTCGCCTGTTTCTTCTTCCTCGTCTTGGTCCATAAAGAAACCTTCAAATTTATTAGTATCAGATACAACTGGCTTAAATAACTTAATTAACCCTATTTCCACCCCAGTTTTTCGCTCGGCTTTTTTAAAGCAATCGCCTAGATTTTCATAATCTCCGTAGTCCTTAATTACCATTCTCAACTCTCTATAATAATATTCTTTACTGATAGTTTCATAGTTGCACAAAGCCACAACCTCACAACCCTCTGGAGCAATTTTAAAAGCGTGTAGTATATGCTTATCGGCATTACTAAATGGTGGGTTCATAACTATTAAATCAATATGACTTACATCTTCTGCAGAGGAATTAAAAAAGTCGCTTCCTAATACGGTACATTTATCTGAAATGATTTTTCGCAAATCATCATTTTTTTCATAAGCATACACTTCACTAGCTCTCTGACTTTTCACATAGTCTATAATATCTCCTTTTCCTGCACTGGGTTCTAATATTGTTTTATTATTACAATCCAAGTTCATTAAATCTAATACGTGTCTTGGCGTTGGATAAAATTCTTTATCAAACATTTTCAAATATTTTTAAGGTTTCCCTCCTTCATAAAAGGAGGGGTTAATAAGTTTACTCTTCAATGGCCTCTACTTGTCCATTTGAGAACAAATAGGCTATACCAAACATTTTAAACTCTTTATCATCTTCTCCCTCGTTTTTTGCTTTTTTTGTTACATCCCTCGGTTTTGACCAGATAAAGAATGATTTTGAACCTTTTTTAACCTTAAACCCTTTTTCTTTCCAATTTTTAAAAGTGTTGAACTCTTGATGTATAGAACTCTTATACATACAGTTAATAATTACTTCATTAATAGTATCACCCGCTTCTGGATTATCTTCCATGATCATTTTAGCCGTATTACTAAAATCCTTTAACAGATCTCTTTTTGCCTCTCTCCCTTCTGCATTGAATACTGTATTATAAAAATCTTCTCTAGTTAACTTTTTGGTATTTTCTTGTGTAGTTTCCATTTTTTTAAATGTTTTATTTGATTATTACAGTACGAACGTACCCTTGTTTTACAGAAAGAAAAAACCTATAAACTTTAAGTTTTCATTCTTAAAATTTATAGGCTGAATCAGTAGAATAAAGATTTTAAAATCTAATCTTAAAATTCGTCCCCAAACTCTTCAGCTATATTTTTGCATAATTGAATGAGGTGTTTTATATATGGTTTTTCCCTAGGATTAGAATCTTCTTCAATACTTTGAACACCTTCATTTTGAAGTGTTTCTTGGCAATCTATTAAATCATGGTAGGTATTTTCAAATCTACAATAGCTCATGTTTGACATAATTCTAGTTTTTTAATTATTAATATTTATTTGATTATTACAGTACGAACGTACCCTTGTTTTACAGAAAGAAAAAGCCTATAAACTTTAAGTTTTCATTCTTAAAATTTATAGGCTAAATCAATAACATAAAGCAACTAGCAACCAAAAACCTACTCAGGTTTTGGCTACTATTAACTTATGATAATAGGGGATTGAATTTGTTCTTACGAACGTATCCTTATTTTTAATTTTAACAAAGCCTAATAACATTTATTTATCAAGCGCTAAAAAGGTATTTTCAATGTTCTTGAACCCGCAATTTTCACTTTGGCTAAATGTGTATCTTTTTTGAGTTCAACTGCTGCACCAAAGTATTTTTTGAGTTTTAAAGTATCTTCTAGCTCCTTTTGTTGTGTTCTGTAACTGGCACAACCTCCTTTATTTGCAAAAGTATTGGAGAACTTGAAAGTAAACCGTTCATCTATGTAGCACATTCTATGATAATGAGCATTTAATCCGGACACCCAATAATCTTCCGTCAAAATCAAATCGGTATTAAAATGAAGTTTTGAACCTTCTAAAAGTCCAAAAGCTCCACCCATTACGGTTCCGCTTAATTTTAATGGTTTCAATGGATTGAAAGCTGTCGGCATTGGAGACTTGGAAAAAGCAAATAAATACACTCCCATGTCATTGGCAATATTTCCAGCTTGTTGGATTAATTCATAGGCTAATTTTTTAGGCACTTTGGTTTGTTCGCCCTTACCTGTATAAACCCTTGCCATTTGTGTCATGTCATCATCCACCTGAAAAACATTTCCAAAATGCTCATAAATCCATTGCCTTTTTGGAGTCAAGCCTATAATACTATCAGGATGCGCCACAACTTCTGTGTTTTTATTGTATTCCTTATATAAGGCAGCTTGACTCTCTGGAACACAGATAATACAATTAGCAATTGCCTTGGTAGTTTTTACTCGGTCATACCTCAAATGTGAGGGAATGACAATTTTTATTTCTTTTCCCATTGCTCCTGAAATTTTTTGGTATCAATTACATGAGTTTGACCGACTCTTTCTGATTTGTAGGAAGCCTCTTTATTCAGATTTAAAGCTGTTTGTAAAAAGGTTAAATCGGTGATGTTTTTGGCTACAATAATAACCGCCGAGTACTTCTCGTTGTATCTGGCTACAATTGGATATTTAGGCTTATCGGGAATATCATTAAACTTTTGTTCAAACACAGCCTGTTCCTGTTCTTCTTCTATCATTTCTTCAAGTTCCTTATCGATATCTAGTCCAAAAGAAGCCAAATCAAAATCAGAAAAATTGTCTTTCAAAATATCATCCACCCAATCACCCAGGGAAATATTTGAACGTACATTATACTCTTTTAACTCTTCTTCAGTTAGTTGTCGGTTTGGTACCCGAACATCTATTAGTTCCTCTCCGCGTTCTTTTAAGAGTAAAACTGTTACACGCTGATGCCCTGCTATTAAGGTATTATCTAAGTTAATTACTGGAATCTCCACCAAGTTAAACTTGTCGATGCTTTCATTTAACTTTTGTTCCTTTTCCTTACTCAAACTACGAGGATTGTACTCATAAGGAATTAATTCGGAAACCTTTCTTTTTTGGGTTTCCCATTTCAAAACTTCATTCATTTTTTTAACATTTAAGACTCCAATATTCGCCAATAGTCTTGAAGTAAAGAAGGACAGAAAAAACTACTATTTCATTTTATTTTGTTTTTACTAATTTTGATTTATGAAAAGAATACAATTCATAGGTTTCACTTGGTTTGGAATTTTGCTATTACACCCTTTTGTTTATTTTCTGTTTATTAAACTAACTTGGGCTTTTCCTTTATCACTTGTATTAACTTCAATATCTCTATTTATCGTTTTTATAATCATTCTTTCCTTTGGTTCAAAATATGTAAAGAATGATTAAACTAATCTTTATTTATAATTCGTTTACTTAAATCTTGGACATAAAAAAACACCTTAATTAAGGTGCTCAGTGGTAAGTGTTATTTATGTGGACAACAAATCATATAGTGTTAGCCTATCGGCACGCCATATGCTTAGTTGGCAAATCGTTATTCTTAGTTAATTCCTGATAGTTCTATTTGTTATGTTCTCATCATAGTTTTTAATGAATAATTCAATTTTTTCTTCATCAATTTTCCCATCAGAGGTCAGTACTTTATTTTTAATTAAAAGTTTCACCATATTTTTTAAACTCCTTGATTTTATTTCGGCTTGAGTTCCTTTTGTAAGGAAACTTATCTTTGCGTAATCATCATCTAAGTACATATGAGTTTCATTAGAATGTATGGTGATTTTTATTTTCTGCTCATCTGAATTAAGTTCAGATAAATAAATTCCGAATGTTTCATAAGTATTCTCTTTCTCACATTGCATATATTCTTTTTTATCAACTAATACTTTATTCTTTTTGATTTTAATTTTTTGAGAATAACAAATTGAGGTTGTTATAAATAGGAGTAGTAAAATTAGTTTTTTCATAATATTATTTTTTTAGGTTTTCGTTTTTAATGTTTGCCAACTGGTTATATCTCGACAAATATAATTTTTATTCGGGTTATATCCCCTGATAACTGGAACTTTTAGGTTTTGTTATCAGGGTTAAGTATTTCTTACCACAATTATGTCAAAGAACGTTTTTTCCTTTTTTTTTAGGTATCGGAGAACCTACTATTTTCTATTTCCTTTTGGAATTCACTATTATTTAATCACCTTTGAGCAGACGTGATAATTTTCTGCGTATTAATCAAACTTGACTAACTCTACAGCGCCCCCCCACAAGTCGAACTACATTAATGCGCAGTTTTAACTACTTTTCAACTAACAGCTTTAAAACAAAACTTAATGAAGATTCAAGTTCCAGGAGCTTCTTTTTAGATTTTAATATATTGGCTTCAAGTTTCAATTTTTTATTACGCAATACTGTATTTTTTAACTCTATTTGAAGTTTCTCCTTTCGTGCTTTTTGCCTCGTAATTGATGAGCGTAAAGAGTTCTTTTTATTACTTAACTGCGCGAGATTTAAATTCTCTAAATCATTTTCAGGAATTTGAATCACTTCTTTATGATCCGTATAATAATCAATGATTTTCCAAGCTTCTTTTATGGTTTTAAAGAGTGCGTCAATCTTAATTATGAGATCTAAAGCCTTGTATTCAATTTCATGCTCTTGCAAAGTATTTAATTGCATTTTTAAACTACATGCTAAAGCAAAATTATTCTTTTGCTCCGTATAAACTGGATGCAGTTCGAATGGTAAATCTTTAATTTGCACGCTCGGTTTGTAACTTGGTTTTGCTGCAAATTCTGACTTAATTTGTATTTCTTCTTCAGAAACATTTTTCCTTTCAAGAATAGCAGGAGCTGTACACAAATGTTTATTCTTTTCAAGCTGGTACTTGAGTTTCATTAGGTTTTGCCGAGATTCCTTTTGCATGGCTTTTAAGAAATACTTATTGCAATTCGGAAGGGCCTCATATAAGGCTAAGGCGGTTTTGTAATCTTGTTCTTCTGAACTTAACCAATCATCAATTGTCATGTTTATTTTTAATCAAAAATGACAATTGTTAATCGAAGTCTAAAGGACAAAAAAACCACTCGTAATTGAGTGGTTTTAATAAATAAAATTTTTTTTTATAATGCTTTTTTGAAGAACAAGCTTCAAACTATTTTATCTGCTTCCTAAATTAAGACATAACTTTACTTTTTAAATTAGATTTAGCTTCTACTTTGGGGAACGCTTGAAACCTCTCACTAAATCCTATATTGCGTTAATTACAATCAAAAAACGATAGTCTATGGTAATGTTGTGGTTACTTCTCCTTTATAAATTGGACCAGCTACAACACTTTTGTCTGAAAAGACTAATGTTACATTGTTTTCTCCTTCTTTTTCCGCAGCTACTTTAGGTGTTACTTCAGAAAGTATTGCACCGTAGTTTTTACTGCCCAGTTGACGTAAACGACCTGAACCAGATTCTCTTGCTAAAACTATCAAAGGCTTCATTCCCTTTAAAAGTCTTAATGATCCTAAAAGCTTTGGATCACTTCCTTGAACAACTACAGTAAGCTTATTTTCAAACACTTGTTTGGCATCACCAATAAGAGAACTTTCAATACCGTTTTTATCTTGAATGGCATTTAGTTTAATAAACGCCTTGCCAGTTTTTAATACATGATTTCCTTCAATAGTTGCTAACTCTTCAATTGTAGCAGCCACTCTCGTCGGATCTGAATCATCCATTTTTTTGGTCTCAGCAATAGATTCAAAATCTTCCATTTTTGCTACATAAATTTCATTATGTACCAATCCTCCTGTTGGTTCAATGTCAGTCCCTCCTATGTTTTCTAAGTTAATCATACTAATTTATTTTACTGATTCAACAAATGGAGCTCTACCGACAATTAGCTCTTCCATAGCTTTTTTATCTTTTATTAACTCGCTGGTTTTTTTTGGCACTCCTTTAATACTTAATGTTTTCGGAGCATCAAAACTAAACGCATATCGTTGTTCGTTAACGATAATGGTTGAGCGAGTTTTTAAATACTCCTCTTTAGTCAATGCCGGCTTCGCTGGTTTTTTAAGACTTACTAATTCTTCATTTAACTTTGATTTTTCACTAGTAAGATCTGAATTGAGAGCCTCTAGCGTCTCCTTTTCTAATTCCAAAGCTTCATTTTGAACAGTTAACTCATTAATCTTTGCTAATGAATCTGTTTTTAGCTTTGTATTTTCGCTTGTCAACTGCTTATTAGTGCTTTCCAATGCAGTTATTTTTCCTTGTAAAGCTTCTATGCTCACATCGCTATTTGCCTCTTTATTTTCTTCTTTTTTTGCCATTTTAGTTTAATTTTTCTGATGAATAATACAACTCGTTCATTTTAGCGTTTCCTAACCCTTTAAAGGCTGTACCTGAAAAATCAGCAACAAATACTAATTGATTGATCGCGAAATCATAGCCCAAATGAAACTCTAAGAAAATCTTTAATACATAATCTTGAATTTGTGTATCGGTAATTTTTGGTTTTCCATCAATAACATCCACTAGCTTTAACATGTTATCTTTTACTGTAGAAAAAATAATCCCGTCAGGTAATCCCTCTAAACCTACAATTTCAAATCCGAAAGTTTCTGTTTTTGATTTTCTAGCATCATCAAAATTGGTGTGCGTTCCATACTTTTCTACAAAAGCATCACCATAACGAACTTTCATATCTGGCGACATGAAAACATACTCTATACGCTTTCTTACCTTGGATGGAATTGACCTTTCATAGGCTTTAAACTGGTCTAAAATGTTAGCATCCGTAATAACATCTATAGGAATTTTAAAAAACGGATACTTTTCATTGGTTAAATTTTTGGTAATAACTGAAGCAATACCATCTAATGAATAACCAAACTCTCCCGCTGCTTTGGCAGGGTCAAAATATCCAGTAACAGAGAGCTCACTTAAATCATCAATTACTTTTTCTAAAAGCTCCTTAATGATCATTTTAGTAAGAGGTTGTTCTGCTGGCTTTTTACCTTCAACTGCTAAATAGCTTAACCAGGTATTGTAAATATTATCTACAATAATAGGTAAGTTTACTTTTTGCCTAAAGTCTTGATGTATTTTAGCGTTGAACTGCATTGCTCCCATAGCTTGCCATTCTGCTTTAAAACCCTGTACCACATGAGTCATTATTTTATGAAACTGCGGATACTTTCCGTTGATCTTAGAAATGGTTCTACAGTACTGATCCAATTGCACCTTGCTATTATACACTCCTGTAGCAATTACTGAAGTATTCTTATGGATATGCTCGTCTAATTCTGCCTTTATTTCTTGTACATTTACTGTATTTGACATTTTCTTATCTATTTAAAATTTCGTTTGCTACTTTGTTGTGCTCATACTCAACTACTGGTTCATCACTATCCAAAGAAGGATCAGCGGTTGTCCCAGTTTGCGTTTTTCCTGTAGATGGATTCTTCGCGAATTCATTACGCTGATCGTTAAGCATAGTGATTTTTTGAGACAACGTATCCTCTGCATTATACTCAATTTCCGCATTGTCTAAAGCTGCATTAATTGCAGTTTCTGCCTTACTAGTTGCTTCTTGAGCTCTATTTAAGGTTGTTTGTAATGAAGTAATTGAACTATCTCTTTGCTCAATGGCACCATTTAAAGTGTTCAATTGATCTTCTTGTAAATAAGATCCTTTTTCATTTGTCCCAATAGGACCATGGAACCCCAATACTTTTTGTATTGCAGGTACTTCTATTTGTTGTTTACTCATATTTGAATTTGTATTGGAATTACTACTTGAAGTGTTTTCTTTGGCTAGTTCATAGACTTTGTTAATAGCTGTGTTCAAAGAACCTATTTCATCTATTAAACCAAGAGGTAAAGAGTTTTTTCCAGTCCAGGTAGAACCATCAAAGACAGCTTCGTCTAACTCACCCCTTACAGCTTTCATATCATCATGGAAATCCTCTACAATAGGATCTAATTCATTTTTGATATAAGGCTCATAATTTGAGTTCTCTATGACCTCTCGGTAATTAGAATTTTTCCCTTTTGATTTTGAAGCGTACATCACATGAACCTTGCCGCCAAAATGTTCCCATATACCATTGCTATCAATAATAGTTGAATATGCCCCAATAGAACCAATAGCATCTGCTCTGGAATGAGCAACAATATATTTGGTAGCAGCAGCAAAATAATAGGCTCCTGAACACATATAACCATTAGTGTATGTTACTATAGGTTTTGGATAAGATTTGATATAATCATAAAACTCACCCGTTCCATAGACCTGACCTCCTCCAGAATCAATATCGAAAACAACACCTATAATATTAGGATTGTTTTTATAAGTCTCTAAAATTTTGATATACGTTTGAGTCCCCAACCAACTTCCGTAATCAAACTTAACTACTGGCTGTTTGAAATCAATTACTAAAACTTCCCCTTCTAAACTTGAAGAGTCTGATTTAACATTACTTTGAACACCAGCAATTAGTTCTTCTTTGGTAACTTGAATTGATGATTTATTTGTTAAATCTTGATATATGGTCGGTAAACAAGAAATTCCATATTGATAATCAATATAGAATGCACCTTGAAATAGAGAATGTAATTTTGAATCCATGTAATATGCTTTTTGCACATTACAAACATAATTTTACCCTACAGCATAGAGTAGGACAAAAAAAACACTACCTAACGACTTCTAAAGTATATTGGTTTTTGTGGTATTTTCCCTTTTATAGAAATGATCGTTTTAAAAGGATTTTCCTGAAGTTTCGAATGTTTATCATGGTAAGTAAGTTCTAACGGATGAACTTTAGATCCATATAATATAGATTGGCCATCATACAAATTGGCTTTTAATAAAATTTCTTCTTTTCTGTAATCATCAAATAAAGTGTCCGTTTCGCTTGAGGGTGCTTTAATTTCAAGGCTTGCGCTAATATGATAACGTAAGCCTTGTGTGGTTCTTTTCGGTTTAGAACTAACTAAAAGAGTTTCACCTACAGGTTCAATAATGGTATTATTGTTACCTGTAATTGAATAGGAAAACTGATTAATATTTGAATTAGTTATAATTTCTGGTATTGAAATTATATCAGCAATTTTAATGATTTCAAAAGAGTGAAAACCTCCTAAATGTTCCATCAATTTTATTTTTTAATTATTAGAAGAGTGACAAAAAAAACATTTGCGTAAATTGTCACTCAACAACATCAATGTTTACAAGGCTTGTAGCGCCTTTTTTTTTGCTCTTGTTTTTTTTGTCACTCTCAAGCTTTTTTTTGACCATTCTATGGTAAATTCTACAAGCGGTATCTAAACTAAAATCATCCTCATTAATTCCGTACGAATCCAAAAAACTAGCTAATGTCTTTTTAATTATTTTTTTTGAACTATTCCTATCAATATTCAAGTTAATACGTACGAAATCATACATCGAACTTTTAAAAAAATTATCTATTGTACTTTCTAACCTTTTTAAATCATTTCTCTCAACAAAATGACCTTTCCTGCGACAAATATTTTCAGGAACTACTATTTCAAAATAGGCAGATTTCCAGATAGGTGCAGGTTTTTGATAAATAGGTGTTAAATAATTCGTGAAACATAGCCCTAACCAATCACAATAAGAAACACGATACTTTTTACCATACTTTTTGGTCAAGTACTTAACCAAATACGATTTCATGGGAATTTTAATAAGGTTGGGTTGCTTGTTGTCTATAAGAACTTTCGTCATCTAAAAAATATTACTTCTTAGGGGACTCTGAGATTATATAATTGTTTCCGTTGTATTGGTAGTGCCTTTCATAATTATCTGAAATTACTTTAAAACACTTTTTTTCCTTTTTTAAGTCTAGTATTAAACTTTCTGTTGACTTTCCTTTTTCTGGTTTTTTTTCTTTCCAAATAAATTGAGATCTTTTACTTGTTTTCTTCGCTTGTCTAATTTTTATTACAATCATTTTTCTAATCAATTGAATTATGATCAAATATGAAGCTAACATATTTCAATGAAAAGGACGAAAAAAACAGTACTCAAAATTTAGTCTTTTACCTTCTGTTTGAAACTCAAGTATGAGTGAGGTAGTCGCGTTTCCTCATTATACTGACTCACAGTTCCTACCAATGGATCGAAAAACTCATTGTCAATTTTCAATGTAAAATGACCTGTATTACTTTCATCGGGATATTCTAGCAAAAGAATTGAGTAATTAGGAACATCTTCAAATTTCCTTACTTTTTTATAGTCCGTAACAAAACCATTTTTTTCCAAAAACGGTTTTATATCGCTCAAAAGGTAAGTAGTTTTACTTTTTCCTAACCGCTCACAAATGTCTTCAACAGAGAACCCAGTAATCATGGACAAAACCGTTTGACCACATTTTTTTGTTCCAAATCCTTGAGATTTGTATTTGATTTTACTTTTTTCTTCTATTTCTTTAAATTTTTCTATGCTGCTACTCATTTTTTTATTCTGTTTATATTATTCCTTTCTTAGTAAGTATTACCGCTAGATGAAAATTAGACTTCGCCCCATAATCAGATTTAACCTTTTTTAATGTTTTCTCTACAGTAGCTAAACTATTTATCTCAAACCCTTCTTTTCTAAGTTTAGGGGGTATTTCTATTTGTTTTAATCCAGTAGAAAGGAGCTCTAGTATTCTTAATTCTAATTTGTTCATGTGCTTGTTTTTACTACTTTTTAAAAACCACCTGCCAAAGCAGGCGGTTCTAGTTCTTATTATTTTAGTCCTTTTAATATTCCCACATCAGAACCAAACACATTATTATTACCGTATTTAGAAACACCTTTCTTAGCCCATTCCATTTCAACTTCTAACCTCTTTAATTCTAAAATTGCCGGCTGAGATAATAATTTTTTCGTTTTAGCATCTAAAAGACCTGCATCATAATTACCTTGAGCGGTGGCTACTTTAGCTTTAGCTAATGCTACCTGTTCTGCTTCTTTTTTCTTAGCTAACTCATTTCTTCCTAATTGAACAGCGGTTTCTTCAGCTAATTTCGCTACCTGAGAAGGAATATCTACATCTGTCATTTGTACACGGGCAAACTCTACATAGAACTCAGGAAGTTCAGTTTGCATTATTTTAGAAAGTTTCTGCTCCGCTTCAGTTCTTTTATTAATATTAAGTTCGACAGCAGAGTACTGTGGTACTACTTCTTTTCCAGCCGATTTCAAGGTTTTGATAATTTTAGTTTCGACATCTGTTATTTCGGTATGAAGAATATTAACTTTACTAGGGTTTAAATTATAGTCCAACGATAATTCAACTCTAGTTTGCATATTGTTTTTATCATTAAACTCAAATACATGTACCATAGTTTTTTCTCTTACATCGTATTCAATCATATGATCGTAAATCCAATGTACTCCAATATTTAACCCTTCATCATAAACCTTTGATATATTGGTTTTACCACCAAAAGATACTTCTACGCCTTTATGCCCAGATTTTACTCCTTCACAAGAATTGAAACTTGCAATGATTAATAGAATTGCTAAAACTCCTCCTGTTAAAAATTTACTGATGTTTTTCATTATTTTCTTTATTATTATTAGTGTTAATATTATTTTGTTTGTCTTTTCTAGAAAAATATTCCAGTGTTACCCAAAAGACATAGATAACTGCTGCTATACATAAAAATCCTAATGCTCCTTTCATAATTGATTTCTTATATTAATATTCATTATTCTACAGTATTTTATTATTATTCACTTTTAAATTATCTTTGTCTTAAATATTAAATTTATCACGGATTTGATATTTAGAGGTTTAAAGTAGTTAACTGAGTGAAGGCAGTTAGCTACTTTTTTATTTATCTAATTTTATAATTCAATCAATTTTATTATCGCTAACTTCGTTATCACTTAAGAGACGTCTTAAGTTCTTTTTCATAGCAATTTTCCCACTCAATCTTTGAGTGGGTTTCTTTTTGCCACTCATTCTTAACTACTATTTTAATGGTTTATACTGATCTCGTTTTTAGGGGATTTACCTATATAGCTCATGTGATTTTCTATTTATATTTACTTGATATTTAACTTCCTAATATGAGACTATGTTGAGAAGTAAAAGCTTTTAGTGTTTGCTGCGTATTAACCAAACTCTCTAACTACCATCACGCCCCCCTGTGAAACGTGTTAATGCGCAGTTTAACTACTGTTTTTTAGGTTCTTGCTTCAAGTAACCTAATTCAAAAGCTAGATTTTGAATAGAATACATTTCTTCCTCTGAATACCCCCAATGAGTGCAATACAATCCACCATAACCGTTATTATGATTGGTGTCACCTCCTTTCTGAATAAATTCTTTGAAATCTTTAACCAGCCCCCAAAGTGTACCGCCATTCGTCCAGCCTTTAGGTGGATAACCATATTTAGTTATGATACACATATCAATACCTGTGTAACTATTTTTCATATACAGCTTATTCCCTTTTTGAAAAATGTAAGCAGTCCCACTTTCTCCTCTGAAGAAATTTCTTCCGATCAAGGAAATTGCATTTATAATTTTATTTACTATCTCAATTCTTTCTTCTCTTGTTTTCATAATTTCTACTCTTTTACTTTATTTTGTTTTTACTATTTTTACTTTATGGAACACAGCTATGAACAACTTAATATCGAATTTGTAGAACCAAGAAAAGTTTCTGTTTTTACTAAATTAGTTTCGATCCTACTTATTTTTATTTTTATAAGTGTTCCACTTTCACAAATTTTACCTGAACTCAAACAGTGCTTTTGCATAGGTTATTCATTACCGCCAGGTTCATGCATTTTGGTGGGTAACTGCTTTTGCTTTTAACTACTGGTTTTTTGAACGTTTATACCTTAATTCTCTTGTCTGAAATATTCTAATTTGAAAACCCAAAAAACAAAAGAAGTATGAGTAAGCTCTATTGTAATATCTTCTGAATACCGATAAAAAATGCCATTCATCCGTTTTGAATTCGTGCCAATTATTAATCAGTTGCACCCTATATCCAAATAATGTACCCAGTATGTAATATTCTCTCCAAAATCCCATATCTACAGGTTTTCAAACAAATTCTGTAAATTTTCTTTTTCTGTAATTACCGTTCCAGAAAATTCTGTTCTACACCAGTTATACGTTTTGAGTGCTTCATCCCTTTGAGAATCAATATCAAAAGTTTTAAAAAATGCGACCTCTTGTTCTTTGTTGAATCCTATTACTATTGTTGAATGTGTTTTCATTTTGTTTGAGTTTTTGGTTAGTTGAGTAACTACTGTTTAATTAGTTCTTCAATTTCATTTAAAGCTCCTTTTAAAGAATTAGCATTTGGTCTTGGAATAATTCCTACGGATGACTGCATACTAATAGCTTGTTTCATCTCTTCGATTTTCTTAAGTATCTCTTTTGTTTTCATGGTACTCGTTTAATTACTCTTTTACTTTAAAGTATTCATCTACCAAATCATTTGGATTTAGAGACTCTTCTAATAATTTGTTTTCTTTTAAATGCTCTATGAAGTATTTTAATTCTTGATCTAAAGTCATTGTAACTACTGTATTAATGATTTATATTTTTCTTTCGCCAGTTGAATGACGTTTAACATTTCTTCATGTGTTAATCCAAACTCTTGCATTTCCAAAATGATGTTATTTGCGATTAATTCTTCTCGACTTGCCATAACTACTCTTTTTGTGTAATTCTGGTTAATGATTTTAAGTTACTAGACCCATGTTTTTCTGGGGCTAAAAACATAAAATAATTGAAGTAAACATTATTCTTTTTCTGAAGAATAATCTCGTTACAACTCGCCTTATTCTCATGTATTTCATAAGCAGCAAAACGAGTACGATTGTTTCCTTTATAAGTGTCTCTATGAAATTCACAAACAACTAAATCTCCTTCTTTCAAAGATTCAAATTGCTCTAATGTGTTTATGGTTTCTCCTTGTATCATTGTTCCTACACTTTTTTTAATGGTTGTACATTGCTCGGTTCTACGATTATTCTCTCTTTTATATCGGAACCGTATTTTTTTTCAAACTTTTCAGTTTCTCCCCACCAGCACTCGCACCCCCATACATATTTTCCTGAATCTAATTTGATGCATGGATTCGTGATGTTTAAATCTTTAAAGGGATTCATATCTGGAACTTGATCTTTTATCAGCTCTCCTTCGCCGTATGTTCTTAGAACACCATTTTTAAAACTTTCTATTGCTATAACTCTCATCGTTTATCTACAATTAATTTAATATTTGATTATCCAAAAAGTTTTCAAAGTCATTACCAAACAAATGATAAATACTATCAAAGTCATCTCCATCTACATCTGGAATAGAAGGCGCTTCTTCTATTGTACTATACAATCCGTTTTCACATTCGAAATATCCATTCATAAGAGTTATTACTTCATCTTTTTTAAATCTTCCATAGACTGAATTATTATACTTTTTGCCGATTTTTATTTTAGCTCCAACGATTAACTTTTTTTCTAATTCTTCTTTTGTCATAATTTCTGCTGTTAAATTATTTCACTATTAAGCCATTGTGTACATTCTGAACATAAATGCTCAGAATTGTTATTCTCTCCACAACTAGCACAATCTTTTATATTTTTCATACTACTGTTTATTTGATGTTTTTAATATGCTTATCTAATAGCATTGAGAATGCCTTTTCTGCTGTTTGAGCTACAACTCCGTTACCATATTGGCGTAGAAGCTCTGTCCTAAAGTTGTACCCATTAACTGTGCAACCCATGCCGGGTTCAATCGTTCTGTATTCTTCCCATTCAAATTGCCTTTCTCCTGGTCCAGCTGGCCATTGATTGCTCTTTTGCTCAATGAATCCTGTTTTGTATTCTTTGCTGCTTTTTCTGTTTCGCTTGCCTGTGGAGTTGGATATAAATTCACTTGACATGGAAGCCCTGGGGAGTTCCTTTTCCTGTCTGCTGGACAATCTGTTCCCGTTCCGTCTCTTGTAGTTGGTGTCGACCACTTCAGTACTTGCTTCTGTAAATCTGATTGAATTTTCTTGCCTTCTGCTGTCTTGTAATAAGTCCCCATCCATTCCCAGTCTTGCTTTTCTTTTCTTTTGCAACTCATGGATGTAGGAGTAATCCAACGCGAGAATGAAAACCCTTTCTCTTTTATGTGGCGCGCCAACTTCTGACGCTGAGTAGATTCCTGTCTCAACTGAGTAACCCATATTTCGTAAGCTTTCAAGAATGTAGGGGAAAGATCCTGTGAGGTGTCCGGCGACGTTTTCAAAGAAGCACCAAAGAGGTCTAACGTCATGGATTGCCCTTTCAATATACGGCCAAAGGAATCGTTCGTCATTCCATAGTTTTCTTTTACCAGCAAGGCTTTCTCCTTGGCACGGATAACCTCCAATGATTCCGTGTACTTTGTTATGAAAAGGTTTTCCTTTGAAGGTTTTAAGATTCGTCCAAATAGGTGCTTTATCCACCAAACCCGATTCCATCGCTGCCACCAGGTTGAAGTTTTGAAAAGCTTCGATCTCCACATAAGCGACTGGTTTAATTGGGATAACTCTAGAAACTCCTCTTTCAAGACCTCCGTATCCGTAGCAAAAAGATAATACTCTTTGTTCGTTTCTATGTTTTTTGGTACAATCCACATTATCGGTTTAATTACTGTTTTTGGCTACTTTCTATGTTCTTTATTTGGCTTTCAATCTTTTCCCTAGTAGAAGAATCCTTTACTACTTCAAGACGACAATACAACCTTTTTAATTTAGTTTCTGTTTTCATGGTAACTACAGTTTTAATTACAATCTTCTCTGTAATACTCCGTTTCAACTTTCGATTCATCAATTATAACAGTTACATTATTTGCGTATAATTGGAATAAGTAAGATTCAAAACCATTGAAAGGTGAAATTGTAAAAGGAGAAAAATCAACTCCATTACTTTTTGCGGTAAAAATTTTACTATTATGTAATCCTATTGAATTTTCACATTCCCAAAAGTTCTTATCTGATTTTTGATCAAAATAAATACGAGTAAAGCTCCCACTAGATTCAACATGAAAAGAGAGTTCTCCATATTCATCTTCCATATCTCCATCGTAAGATTTATCAATAGAATCAATGTATTTTTCTATTATTTCACTAAGAGTAAACTCTTTTTTATCTAGAACTCCAGTAACTTTATCTATTGCTTCTTTAATATCATTTTTAGCTATTTCTAGAGCGGAATTATTAAGGTTGTGCTCAATGATGTTAGAAATTGCTTTGTTGTATCTTGAAACATTTATTTCTTCAAGAGGTAAATCTAGTTTTGATTTTACGGCTTCTTCAATTGCTTTTTTCCCTTCTCCATTCCATCTAAAAACATCTTTTATAATACTGTCTATGCAGTCTATTGTATGTTTTTCTACTATTTCTGACAGTTTACCATCGTCAGCTATTTCTTTAACTTTATTTGAAATTAATTTTACTATATCCATGTTTTAAGTTTATGCGTTAATTTTTATGTTTATTCGTAGCGGAAATGCTACAGAATCTTTAATATTTTGTCTAGCTTATTTAGTTTTTTACTAACATGACGCTTTAGCCCTTTATTGTTTAATTCCTTCGCTTCCTTATATATCCGTTTTTGAGCCTCAATTTGATTCAATACAAGTGTTTCGATTTGTTCCATTAATTGAGCTTTTTCATTGGTAATGATTCTTCCATCCAATTTATCAACTGGACTCCAGCAAGAACACCATGTTCATTTGTTTCAAATCTTTGGCTGCATGGCTTTTCACTAACTGGATCTGTAAAATGCAGTGTTACTGCGTTTATATCGGTAATTTCAAGACCAGTTGTATCAGGGTATAGGTCTAACCCTTTTGATATTGTTTCTATTGCTTCTAACATGGTTATCTATTTTTTTGTTTATAGGTTTATCTAACTTATCCTTGAACTTTAGATTTTTCATTCTCATCATCACTCTCTACGACCTTAACTTTGAAATCATCCAAAACCATTTTAATAGAAACATCATCATATTTTTCAGCGGTATATGTATAGAGATTTACTAACTCTTTTTCGCTATTTCTTGATTTATCTTTTAGCTCAATTAAAATAGAATCCCCTTCCTTTATGTCACAATCAATCTTAAAATATATCTCATCTCTCAATAGATGATACGGACTAACATCCTCAATGTGTTTCCCGCTAGGAAGTCTCTCCGGAAGAACACTATGATCGAGAAAAAATTTATTTACACTTCTTTGTTTTATATTTAATTTTATTGTGTTCATTTTTTAAAGTTTTATTTTAATTAAGAGTTTAAATTTAAAGTTTTATTTTAATATTGTCAAAAAATAACTTAAATTTATTTTTAAAAACATTGCATTTTTTAAAGTTTTATTTTAATTTTACCATATGAAACTTAGGATTAAAGAGGTAGCCAAAAAGAAAAAAGCATCAATGAGTGAAATCGCAAATCACTTAGAAGTTACCCCTACCCAGGTCTCATATTATAATTCAGGGACCAGTCTAATACCGCTAGATAAACTTCAAAAAATCGCAGAATTTCTTAATTGTGATATTCTAGAACTTATTGAACCATCCTCACCAAATTTTGCACATTTTTACAACTCTACAGGAGAATGGTGGGGTATTAGAAAAGAATAAGTTTCTTATTTCTCCGAATTAAAAAACACTTTATAAAACTTCATTTTCTTTTCTTCATCATATCCTCGTTCCAAATATTCTGAAGGTGCATCTGGAGCATCAACATCTATTTTAATTTGGATATTCGTATCGAGCTTTATTTCAGTTTTAAACTTGCTTTTTTCCTTCTTTAATACTGGATCCGAAACATCAAAATTGTTTCGAATAACGATATCATTCAGCTTTTCAAAATGCTTTTTATAATCTTCAAACATGCTTTTGGACTTATCATCTTCAAAAACATCTTCTTTAAAAGCACTGTAGTCAATACTTTCATGTTCTTTAAAATAATCGACGGTATTCGCTAAAAAAGAACTCTGTTTTTGCTTACCAAATTCTGATTTAATCACCTCTTCAGAAAACTCCTTACATAACTCCAAGTAATTTTGAGTATGCAAATTCCTATCATCGGCATACTTTATGCTTAAAAAGTTATTAATCCAATATTGAGCATCGTAGTTATTGTTATCAACAGATAGAACAACGGTTCCTTCAACGTCCGTAGTATTAAGAATTAAACATCCTTTATCTAACTTTCTAGGAGAGATTCCTTTTTGAACAACAACATCATAACTACCTTCTTCATCACTATATGTTTGAAAAAAATCTACTTTACTTTCAATTTTAAAAACACCAACAGCTTCTACTAATACATCCTTATATTCAATACCTTCGAAATAAGTGACTAGCACGTCTCCCGTTTTAATATTAGCTGAGTTCGATTGCTCATATAAATGGTTTACAATATTTTTCGACTGCTCTATGAAACTGTTTTCATCATCAAAAATGATGTTAGAAAACTCACTCATTTTGTTTAACTGGAGGTCAGAGTGATGAAAAAATCTATAACTCTGAGTAACTGAGCTAAAAGGTTTTAATAAGAAAGGAAGTAACAGCTCGTAACTTTCTTCATCAAAACGTATTAAATGTTCTGAAAAAGAATTCTTACCTGTGTTGTACTTATTAGCTACTTTGTGCACAATACATTTGTTTAATTCTGCTCTTGTTCTTTTGATCATTTTCTTAAGGTTTTAAAGTGGTTAATACGTATCAAAAAAACATACTTTACATATTTAGTTATTTGATACTTTTTATTAGATTTTGTTTTCTATTCTTGATTTTTTGGATTGTCTTTACATCTTCCTTTGTGAGCATCTCTTGCCTTTTTGCTCTCAAGCTTCCTTTGGCAATGCGGACATGTTAAATCAGCTATTTCTTGCTTAATATTTTCTAACTCATGCTCCGTAGCTGCTTTTTGTTGCTCGTAGTCTGCTAACTCTTTCTTTAACTCTGCTATATTTTGCTCTACATCTGCTTTTTCCTGCTTACCGAGTGCTTCTCGCTGCTTTGCCTTTACTCTTTCAACAAAAACAGTATTCAACCAAAAACCCAAATAGGTAACAAAGGCATTAAATATTAACAAGTTGATAATATCAACAATGCTAGTTCTATTTAAAATATCGGTAATTACACAGAGTACTAAAAAATCAAATACGGATATGGATTTGATTACCCATTCCTTTTTTTCTGATATATTCACGGAAGTATCAAGCATTGCTTTTGCAATGAAATAACCGTAAAACAATGAGGATACAATTCTTATATAGTCATTGGCTATTAAAAAAGTAAACAACACAAATAGAAAGGCGGCGTGTTTTATACCGTAAAAAACACCATAACTAATTACTGAATACGATAGCGAATCCATTGATGTTAAACGCTCATATAATGGAATCTTTCTATTCATAACTAGGAATTTTTTCGTCTAACAAGTCGATAGCATTTTGAGCTTGAATCTTATGGAATGCATTATCTAAAATTCCAATTTCATTAATAAGTAGTTCCTTTAATGCCCAAGCTTCATGATACAGAAACTCCATTGACTTTTTTTCATTAGCATTTAAAAGGTCAAGTTTCTTATACAAGCCTCTTTTCTTCTTTTCAAAAGTGTCCGACAGCTTTACTCCTATTGAAATTTGAACCTTTTGCATGGTGTTATAATTATTAAAGGATAAGGTATAAAGCTCATTTAGCAGTTTGTTTATGGCAACTATCTGCTCAACTGAAAATTTAATTTTTACCTTCATTTTTAAGGAGTTTTACTTTCTATTAATTTTCCAGTATCATTGTCGTAAAAATTAACTTTGTTAGCGGCTCCTGAGTATTTCCCTTTTTTTTCGAAACGCCTAAACATCTCGTCAATAAGTACATTTATAGGTTTCTTATTATATTTTAAATGGTTGTACCAAACTGGATTGTATTTTTTTTCATTTCCGTAGTCCTTTTTCAAATGCTCGTAACCTGTTTTTAGCAGAATTACCATTTTAACTTTTGAGCAATTACTACATGTAGAACTTTTGCCACATTTGCATTTTTTAGAGGTAGTTTTTTTGTTGACCATAGGTTAATTAGGTTAGTAGTTATTTTATGCGAAATTTTGGTTATTGTTATTAATTAGGCTTGATAGCTGCAATAAATAGTCATGAGGTAAATTATCCTTTACGTAGTTATAGAGCTCCATATCCGAATAACTCCCCATTTCGTATTTTTTTAGTGCCTTAGCCAACTTCTTTTGATTATTTAAGCGGTTGTTTCGCTTATTTGCTGACAGTACCTGAGTTTGCTTTTCGGTTTTTCGTTTCTCCTGGTATTTCAAATGAGATTTCCAAACAGAATGGAGTCCATAAAACCCAATTTCATTAGATTTTTTTCTAGTTGCATCGAAATACTTGTAAGGAAATAAAGGAGAAACTTCACTTTTTCTAAACCAATCATTTGCCCACTTTAACAACCATCTATACTTCTTTACATGTTCTATTTGAGTAGCCTTGTGAAGGACCACAATAGAATTTTCTGAACTTTTTTGTGCGAATAAAGAGCTTTCGTTGAGTCTGTTAATGGTTTTCTTCCATTCACCAACAAACACACCTCTATTCTTCCAAATTTTCGCCCATTGTTTTACGAAGTCCTGAAGCAATACTGCTCTAAATTCTTCGCGATCAACCATCGGGTTGTTTTCGATTTTTTTTAATTGCTCATATCTTAAACCCTTGTAATCATCGTAATGGCCAGCAAACAGTTTTTCAGCAAGTATTTGATCGTCTTCAATTTTATAAATGAAATTTCGAGCTTGGTTTTTTTGTTTTTCACTGTATTTCTTGGCTTCCGAAACCTCTTTTTTCAAAAAATCGGGGACTAAGTTTTTAATTTTTTCCGCGCCAAGTGTGTTTTTATTATTCTTCTCTTTGGTGCTCTTGTAAAAAACAGGGCTGCTCACGTTTCCCTCCAGCATCGAACCGCATTTGTTCTCAACTATGCTCTTTGCATAGTCTTTTATTTCTTTTCCTTTTTTACAAAAAGAAAAAGACTCTTTATTATCAGGTAAGTTTTTCTTAAAACCACCTAAAAGCTGTTTATTTTCAGGCGTTTGAGAATTTGGCGACTTCCCGTCCAGAATTACCAAAATTTTCGAATTAAAATTTACCTTAATAGGTTTCTTTTGGTTAACTTTTATATAGTTTATTAAGACACCAGCTTCTCGAAGTCTTTTAACATGGTTTTGAGCGGTTTTTTTACAAATATCAAGCCTTGGTATGCTTGCTATTTTATGAGTGGCTAATTTCCTATGATCTATTTCTAACTTAGGTAAATCGTTTTTAAATACACTTGTAGGCTTGTTTATGTTCATTAAATACGCATTACGCCTTTTTAATTGCCCTACATAAAAACCTATTAAAACATGAAATATTAACTCACTTTGATACTTAATTTTTTGTACAAGCCTTTTAGGAATGATAGGTTCTCTTTCATTCTCACTTTCTGCCAGATCATTGTAATCCTTCACAAAGAGACACTTATTTTCTTTGTAGAAGTCCTTTTTAACCTTCTTTTGTATATCGGAAAGCTCGCTGTTTTTAAGGACTGTTTTTTTATTGTATTCCCTGATATCAACATTATCAGTTTCTGCCTTTTTATTGTATTCATAAACAAACTTTCGGTAGTTATCCATGGTAGTTTTTAGAGCTTCTCTATCTAAAAACGGATAGTTTATGTAGGAATAATACTTCTGGGGGCTTTCAAATTCAGTTCCCTTTTTAGTAATATAAAAACCATGAGCATTATTAAATTCCTCAACCTCTTTATTATACTGATTGTTTGTAAGTTTTCGTAACTGGGCGTTGTCTTTAAAATGCTTAATTGCAGCTTGAACAACAGGAGAAATGGATGTCTGTTTGAGAAATTCGTGCACCCTTATATTGTAGGTGCCAATTTTCGAGAAAACGGTAGTGTTTTCTGAAGTATTTTTAGTAGCTTTGGTCATGATATTTAGGTCATTTATTTATCTAATTATCTGATTCGTAAAAGTGGTCGGAGCTGCAATTCGGGCCACTTTTTTTTGTTGTAATTTCTACACAATCAACTACTTCTATTTCGTTGACATTCTTTGGTTTTGTTTTCATATTATTTATGTATTTTTAGTTTACTTATATTTTACTGTACTTATGATTAAATACGAAATTAAAACTGGTAGTGCCTTTCTTAATGAAAAAGCCAGAAACCAGAGAGATTTAGCCTATAAACCCGAATTAAAAGGTATGAGGTGTAACTCATGTTCTTCTGATACTATTGTTAGATTTGTTGAGTCTGATTTAAAGTATGTTAAAGCAGAAATACATTCTTGTTGTTCAACTTTTGACATGAGAATCCGACAAAAACTATGGCCTAATAAAAACTAAGGACTTAGCAACTCCTTGGGGCGTTGAACAAAATAATTTTTATCCGCTTTACCATTTACCTGAAAAAAAGTAACTAATGTATTTATCGGATAAATTGATGTTCGAATAATTAGTTGGTGTTCGAACTTTTCAGTCCCTTCAAATTGATAAAAAACACCAAATGAATTATGATAAACTTCAATTTTTATTAACTCTCCTGGAATAATAAAATCCTTTTCTTTTGGAAATGAAAATACTTTTGTTTTCATATTATTTATGTGTTTTTAGGCTTACAATTCTGTCCAAAAAAGGCTACTATAGATTGTGAAGAAATATCTTTCGGGCATGAATAAAGGACTTCAGGAACTCGATTCAGAATAAAAATTAATTCCTCCGTATTTGAATAAAACATATCTTTTATTAAAACGGTACCATTTTCTTGATGTACACTAACCGATTTTACATGTTTTTTTGGTTCTTCGAAAAGTTTAACCAACAAATTTTTAAACTTAAAATGTTTTGATAAATTAGTTTGTTTTACCAGTTGAAATCTCGAAAAATAAGGATGTTCTTCTATCATGATAAAAGGGTATTACTTCATACTATAATTGCTTTTTTATTACTTATTGCATTTTTAAATAGTTTAAAGTAAAGAGGCTACATTAATAGTAGCCCCTCCTAACCAAAAATCAAGGTAAAAACTAACTACTCTAAACTATGTCAAAAATGTTGTTAAAAGCAACTCGCAATAAAAGCCTCTATCGGAGTTGCTTTTTTGAAGAATTAATTATTCTTCCCATTGGTATTTTTAAAGGTTAAATCATTAACCTTGCTCGTTCATCTAATATTGATTGCTCGTTAAACTTTTGGGTACTTGTTCTACTAGTACCTGGATCATACTTTATTAAAGTATTAGGATCATTAAGTTGTTTATCGAGCCAACGTCTAGAAACACCGTGTTTCTCCTTCAATTGCTTCCTTGTAAGCAACTTATGCCTTTTATCGACCTGAGATTCTAGACTAATTTTTCTAAACATATCGTTTAGTGCCTTTTTTTCAACAACCATTAAACCAGCCTCATTAAGGTAGTTTACAAACTTTTGTGTTTCTTCTATGGATATTGAATGATTCAT